TACACAGGGCCATTGGCTCAAGCCCAGCAGAGATACCTTAGACTTCAAGGGCCTGTTACTGCCCTTCAGAACTTCGTCCCTCTTCTTGAGGCTTATCCAGAGATGAGAGATATAATTAAACCGTACGAAGTCGGAAAGATGATTCTTGTTGAAGGCGGTATGCCGAGCAAGGCTCTGTTTGAACAGGACGAATACCAAGCTAAAATGGACAAACAAGAGGCACAGGCCCAGCAGATGCAAGAAGCAGAAGCGGCCAAGACTCAGGCTGAAGCCATGAACAAAGGGAGCAAAGCTCCAGAACAGGGGTCTCCAACCGAGGCGTTAATGCAACAGGCCCAGGGTGGATGATAGGAGAAACGTAGAGATTGCCAGGAAGGTTTATAGTACCCCAGAGGGAAGAGCCCTATTGGCAGATCTTTTGAATGATAATAAGTTTTTTGCGATGGACTGTACAGAAATGTCTGACATCGTTGAAGAGAACTCTGCAAAGAGACTCTTGTATAAATTAGGGATATGGCGGGAACATAATATAATGCGCATTGTTAATGCGCTTATGGCAATGCCGTATTCTGACGAAGAGGAACCGAATGTTTAGGATTTACAGAAGTGAAGGCGATGGAGGCGGCGGCGGAACTACAGAAGGAACCACTGCTCCCGAAACAGCCAACATTGAGAAAACAGGCTGGTTAGCGGCTGTATCAGATGATGTGTTTAATGCCCACAAAGAAGAGCTGTCGAAACACGGCAACATTAGCGCGGTGCTGAAAGAACATTTCAATGATAAAGCAAAGTACGCAGACGCGATTATTAAACCGAAAGATAATGCCTCTGAAGAAGAGGTGGCGCTATATAAAGAGAGAATGGGTATTCCTCTTGACGCCAATGGTTATCAGTTTGATGCTCTCCCAGAGGGAGCTACAGAGAACGCAGATTTTGAAGCATGGTATAGAGCAAAAGCTCTTGAGATGAATCTTGACGCAGATCAGGGTAAAAAGTTTTTTGGTGCAATGAAGCAGATGGAAGCAGATGGACTGAAGGCACAAAAGGCGGATCTTGATAAAAAGCGTGGGGATGCAGAACTAGCCATGAGAGCGGAGTATGGCTCGCAGTATGATGCTGTCTTGAGAAAATCTGCCCTGGTTGCAGGACTTGGAGGACCGGAATTTGAAAAGTTCTTGGATACTTCTGGCCTTGGGAGCCACCCAGACTTCCTTCGTGGTATCGGCAGAATTGCCCACATGGTATCAGAGGACTCTCTAGGGAAAGGACAGCCCGGCGGATCTGGAACTGAAAAATCACTGGCCGACAGAATGTATCCTGACCAAAACAAATAGTTAGGAGTAGAAAATGGCAGTTACATATTTAGATATTATGAATCGTCTTGGCCCCGATGATAAAATCGCGGCTATAATTGAAATGCTGAATCAGACCAATGAGATCCTGGACGACATGGAATCCAGCGAGGGAAACCTTGTTACTGGCCACAAGTCCATCATTAGAACCGGTCTTCCTTCAGCAACCTGGAGACTTTTGAACTATGGTGTTCAGCCCAGTAAGTCCCAGACCACATCAGTTACCGACACAACCGGTATGCTGGAAGCGTATGCAGAAGTTGACAAAGAACTGGCAGACCTGAATGGGAATACCTCTTCTTTCAGACTTTCTGAAGACAAGGCCTTCCTTGAGTCCATGAACCAGTCAATGTCTGAGACTTTGTTCTATGGAAATACCGCAATCAATCCTGAGCGTTTTACAGGCTTGGCTCCTCGGTATTCAGCACTTTCGACAGACGACACTGAGTCCGGTTACAATGTAATCGACGCTGGCGGTTCAGGATCAGACAACACCTCAATCTGGCTTGTTGTTTGGGGACCTGAAACCATCTTTGGTCTTTACCCCAAAGGTTCTGTCGCTGGATTTAAACATCAGGACCTCGGAGAAGTGACCCTCGAAGATGCCGCTGGTGGACTATACCAGGGCTACAGAAGCCACTACCAGTGGAAAATCGGCCTGTGTGTAAGAGACTGGAGATATGCGGTGAGAATCGCAAACATCGACTGGTCTGCAACAACCACAGATACATCGGCTCCTGACCTTGTGAAGTTCATGATCGATGCTATTGAAATGATCCCCAACCTTTCTATGGGAAGACCAGTCTTCTACATGAGAAGAGAGATCAGAACAGCGCTGAGACACCAGATCAGAACTGACAGCAATGTCAATTTGACCGTTGATACCGTTGCCGGCAAACGTGTTGTGTCCTTTGATGAGATTCCTGTTAAGCGTGTTGATCAGTTGATCAAGACTGAAGCAAGAGTCGTGGCGTAATAGAAATACAAAAGCGGCCTGGAAACGGGCCGATAGGAGTAGAAAATGATAATTGATAAAGCCATAATGATGTCTAAATCCCAGGCTGTTACGGCCGCCGCCTCGTCTACTGTTATAGACCAGGTAAAAGCTGGTGGACCTTTTCAGCCAGGAATGTTCCTTGTCGTCCAGACAAAAGGTGTTGCTTCAAACCCAACAACCTCAATGACATTCGCGTTCCAGACCTCGGACGATAATTTTTCCTCTGATACAGTAACCCTGTATACAGAAACCATCCTGAAGGCGGCTCTAACCAAGAACACTCGGTTGATCCAGATTCCAGTCCCACCCGGGTTAAAACGGTATTTCAAAATGCTGTATACCCCTGTTGGCGGGTCTGCCACAACCGGAGCATTTGACGCGTTCCTCGTAAAAGACTACGAGAGACAAGTGGCGGTGAGCTGACATGGATGCACCGATCATTGATGTAAAAGTAACAAGGACCCCGGCTCAGAAGGCGGCGGCTACCCGAGCTAGAAACCTCGAAAAGCAAGCGGCTGAAAAAAACATTGAGGCTGAAGCCCCAAAGGAAGAGCTCCAACCCGGCGAAGCCCCAAAAGGGTATATCGTTGCGGAAGAAGGGAAATACGTTGCCATGAGGACTTGTACCTATGGTATCGGCCTCTATGAAAAAGGGAGGAAGTACTACGCCCAGGAGGGCGAGATAATCCCGAAACACTTTGAGAAGGTGTAATAATCGGGCCCTTCGGGGCCCTTCTCTCTATAAGGAAGTGGTATGAATTCAGACGTTGCGATAGTCAATATGGCATTAACCAGGCTCGGACAGGCAAGACTATCAAGCCTTGCAGAAACAGGGAAGAACGCTCAATTATGCAACCTCCATTACAATCCTACAAAAGAAGAGCTATTAACGTCTCAGGCCTATGATTTTAAGTTTTCCAGGGAAAGAGCGAGCCTGGCAGAATCGGCAGAACTAAATCTCACAAAGTACCAATACAAATACGTTCTCCCAGAGGATTGTCTAAAGGTTCTGACAATCATAGGCTCAGAACAGTTCGCAGATTCAACAGACCCGTGGATAAAGGAAGGGAAATTCCTATACTCAGACACCTCGCCTTGTTATATAAAATACACGAAAGTAATAGAAAACCCGACAGAGATGCCTCAGACCTTTATAGAAGCTCTATATCTTAGGTTGGCCTCGAAAGTGTGCGTAAACATAACCCAGGACCAGAAATTGTTCGGGACTATAATGCAGGAATATTCTGCCGCCCTTATTGTGGCGATGGCATTTGATGGTGGTTCTAGCTTTTCTGATCCAATTCCTGAATCAAGGTGGAGCGAATAAATGAGTACAAAGCAAACCCAAATGATAAACAACTTCAGCCGCGGAGAGTTGTCAGACAGGATGGGTGGAAGGGTCGATGTTCCTGGCTATTATCAGGGGTGTCGCAGAATGCAAAACTGCATTATTGTTTCCCAGGGAGGGGCGGAAAAAAGGCCTGGAACATATTACCTTGGCGATGTTTATGATCCAGACGGGTTCGGGACAACAGCCAGGCTCATACCGTTCGAGGTGTCTGACGAAGAAATTTACGTCCTAGAGTTAGGGCACAAAGCCATGAGAATTTGGGACTCCCAGACGAAGGAGATAATCCCTGACACAGGAAATGGGCGGTCATATATTTCCACCCCATATAGTGGGACAGCCGGCAGTGACGAAGTATCTGAGGTACAGTTTGCCGTTACGGAAGGGCAACTATTCTTTGCTCACCAAAATCACCCATTCCAGTTTTTAAAAATGGAGAAAGATAATTCTGGAGTCGTAACCTTTTCACTAGAACCCCATCATACGTTGATTATCCCATGGTCCATTTCAGATACATATGTAAAAAATGATGTCGTTTATTATCTAAGAGAATACTGGACTGCTATCAAAACAACTACAGGAGCTACCCCAGCGGTAGGTTCGTGGGAATTACAAAACAGTAGATTAGACCAAAGCCCGACCCTCAACAATCCTACCGGAGACTTAGACGAATACACAGGAAATAACTTTGCAGTGGGGGCTTTTAAGTTATATGAAGGGTCTTTGTATGAGTCGCTGAGAGCGTTTACGGCTCCAGTCGAGGGGTACTCAAGTTGTTATCCAGGGAAAGAAATACAAACAACTAAAACAGACATTGGTAGAACTCAGGAATTCTGGATGTATGACCAGGTGGTAGGGGAATTCCCGGTGAACGTTTTTCAGGTAATCCTAGACCAGATGTTCGGAGGTCAAGGAAAGACGGTTGTGTTCATATCCTCTTACAGTTTCTCTTTCTGGGATTTTTCATATCCAAACGACAGAAAATACAGTATTTCAATTAAATATAAGGTCAACGTTACATACCCAGTCAGTTCCGTTGACGATGATCCATATTGGCAACTTGTAACTGGGATTCCATATGGGTCAAGAACTACGATTATAAAGGAGTGGCAACCAGGGGTATCGTCCGGAATTGAAAACGAAATCTACTATGATTCAAGTTTCCAGACATTTAAATGCTTAGCAACTCCAACAACAATCGATCCAGGATTAACTCCAGAGTGGGCTAGGCTAGATGGCAATCCGTTCTTTACTAAAGACGGGGACTTCCCTGCTTCAGTAGCGTTTATGGGGAGGAGACTTTTTATAGCGGGAACGAAAAGTCACCCTCAGACAATATATGCTTCAGAGATTGGGAATTATGATAATTTCAACCTAGGAACCTCTGACAGCGATTCATTCTCTTTTGAGATTGCCGCAGAAAGATCGTCTCGGATAAAATGGATGATGGCAAAAGATAATTTAATGATCGGAACAACGTCGTCAGAGTGGCTGGTTACTGGCGGAGGAATATCAAACATAACGCCAACGAACGTCCAGGCGTTGAGACAATCCTCATATGGGTCGGCATACAACCAAGCGAACTACGTAGCCGATAGTCTCCTGTTCTATCAAAAAGGTGGGCGGAAGCTCAGAGAATATATGTATTCAAACGACAATAAGGCGTATTTGGCGAACGACCTTACATTTTACGCAGACCATATTACTGAGACAGGGGTGTCTGAGTCTGCATATCAGCAAAACCCGGATTCCATATACTGGAATATAAAGAAGAATGGAGGGCTCATCGGCCTGACCTATGACAGGCTCAACGGCATCGCTGGTTGGCATAGCCACAGAACAGACGGAGAATACGAATCTGTGTGCGTTGTCGACGGAGTTGGATCAGAAGAAGAGGTCTGGGCCGTTGTCTCGCGGACTATCGCTGGCGTGAATAAGCGGTTCGTCGAGGTGTTCGCTGGGAGGGATCAAGGGTTTGGAGCCGACCTATTATATTCAGATTGTGGGGTATCTTTTGTAGCTGGCGGAGTGTTCAAGATCCTTGAGATACAAAACAATACATCGAGCATAAGTATAAAGTATGCCGGTGCCGACGGGATTATAGACGGGGACAGCGTAAAACTTAAAGCGACAGACAGCCCTATGTTTGATTATCAAGATTACGTAGTTGCGAACCTGATACAGGGACCAGAAGATGGTACGTTTGATCTTTTTAAAGATGGAGAACTTTATACGGCAGATCCATTTAGCCTAATAACCAATGGAACTGTTTCGATTGTAAGCAATGTAATCACTGGTTTGGATCACTTAGACGGGGCAACCGTATCTGTTCTCGGAGACCTAGCAGTTTTCCCTGAAAAGCTGGTAGGTCCAGTAGCCGGCGGGATCGGGATAACGCTTGAGACGTCTTGCAATACTGTTGTCTGCGGCTTGCCATATACAATGGAGCTCGAGCCAGAACCAATAGAGTTCGGGCCAGAAACTATGTCTGGGATAAAAAGAATCTCTTCAGTTCTGCTAAAGCTATTCAAATCCCTTGGTGGAGAAGTCATGGCGTCTGGCTCCACAGACTACCAAAAAATAAACTACAGATCGACATCCACGGTACTAGGAAAGCCTCAGCCTTTATTCACAGGAATGAAAGAGGTCCCAGTTGAGTCCGTTTCTTCTAGGGCCGTGGGGGTATCCATAAGGAATAGCCAGCCAGTCCCTATGACTATTCTTGCAATAATCACGACTTTAACGGTGGAGAGGTAAGCATATGTGGGCGTTTTTAGCATCAGCGGCAATCCAGGCTGGGGTATCCATTTGGAGCGGGAAAAAAGAAAAGGACGCGGCTAACCAGAATGCCGCCACTCTTGAGGAGCAAGCGAAAATCAAGAGAGAAGAGGCCCAATACGCTAAAGAGGCTCTGTATGATCAGTCGTATAACCTGGATAGAGAAGGCGAAGCATACGTTTCGGCGCAAAAAGGGCAGTATGCCAGCGCCGGGGTCAAAACGTCTAGCGGGAGCCCGCTGTTGGCTATGAGGGAGTCTCAACAGGCTATATCAAAAGATGTGACCAGATTGCAATCCCAAGGCAACAACGCCCTAGAACTTGGGCTGAACCAGGCGGACGTCTACAGCCAGCAAGCAAACATGACAAAGAAATATGCGAAGAATGCAATGACAGCAAGTTACCTCGGAGCTGGGGCATCTCTTCTTGGTGCGATAGGGTATACGAGTCAGTTCACGGACAAATACTAAGGAGATTGATAAATGTTGACACCGTATAAAAGTCAGGTCGGATTACCAAACCCGGTAACAGAAGTAGCCGGTCCACAAGT